AAATGGCCACGTGGACAACTAGGATCACTGCCCGCCGATTCTGAGCAGTTCATGATGCTGGAGGATATTTACAAAAATTTAGATCGTATTAATAAACACCTTGAGTCAATGGCGTTAAACAAAGTAAACATAGAATTTTTACGAGGACAAATGGATAAAGCTTTAGAAGATATTGAAAAATTAAAAGATGCAAATCGTGAAATGAGATATACAAATGGAGGCACTAAATGATCGAAACTGTATTTGCCCTGCTGATGT